CGCTAATTTTGACGAGGAAACCGGAGATTTGTTATGGGTAGCTATGGGCAATCTAATGGCTATTGCTACTTCGGACGCTAGAGATAGAATTGTTAAATTAGTAGTTGATAAAAATGAATCGAAGCATATAGAAAATTATGCCATACGAAAAGATATTGGGAAACTTATTTCTATCCATAAACCTGAGAAGTGGGAAGGAGCAGAGGATCAATTGAAGGAAGAATGGCAGCTTAGAGGTTTTATTCTGGAGGAAGGGTCATCCACACAGGAATAGATTGTAGTTCGAGGGCTGTCCACGCTACAATAGTAGACGATGGGGGCAATATCTTACAATGTATAAAATTTGATGCTAAAGGTAAAAAAGCTTTAGACAGATTTCCCGATATAGCTAAAGGATTAGGTGTTTTACCTAGTTTGGTAGATGGCGGAACCGTGGCTATAGAAAAACCCCTTTATTTTAAAAATCCCCACTCTACTATTTCTATATCCGAGGTAGTGGGCGCAGTAAAAGAAGTTTTAGAATTAGCTAACATACCTTATAAAACCGTAGATAACAGAGTATGGAAAAAAGAAATTATTGGTATGGGTAATGCCTCTAAAGAGGATATAATTAAGTATGCGACTAAATACTTTGATGAAGAGTTTGAAGAACAAGATTGGGCTGACGCAGCCTGTATAGCAGAATGGAGCAGAAAAAATGCCTAAAAACCCAGGGTCACTACGGAAAAAGCCTAAAAAACCTACTTTTGTAGTAACCAAAAAAGGTGACCCTAAGCATAATGATGCTTTTGTACCCCCTATTGAAAATGTCCCAAATTCTGTTGAAGAGTATACGAAAGTTGTTTACTGCAACGCCTTAGACTGTGTATTTAATCAGTCTGTAGATGAACTCGTACATACTGAATCAGAAGTAAAGCGGGGAAATCACAAGCATTCTAGTTGGAAACCCCTCTCTCCACAGATGGAAAAAGTCTGGAAGTCTGTATGTACCCGAAATGAAGTTGTAATTGATATTAAGACTCAGGTAGGTCCAAGTGGTAGTAAAACTAGAGTACCGGGATGTCATACACCATGGGAACTTGGTAGATCAGGGCATGTAGATTTTAGTAAGCGAATGGGAGAATCTTTTAGTATTGACGATAGCCAAGATCCAACGGCTAGAGATGAAGGTTGGGTAATGGACAATTCGCCCTTCCAAAATTAAGGAATTTTAATGAACCGAAAATACTCTCAAGAAGTCAAAGACTTCGCTGCTAAAACCTATATCCATGACGATGTAATAATTCCTAAAATTAAAGAAAATATTTTAGCCAAGTATGAGGTAGATATCCCGGTGGATACTCTATATCAATGGTCTAAAGAACAGGGTTGGAAAGAACTACGCACGAATGCAATCGCTAGGGCGAGAGATAAAATGGTAGAAATAGAAGCCGACCACAGGCGACTTGATTCAGAGGTTCATTTAGACCAATATAAGAAAATAACCGATAAAGCGGCAGGGGCTTTAGACGTTCTTCAATTTGATAGAGCCTCTGATGCTGCTAAAGCTGTAGATATGGCCATAAAAGGTGAACGAACTATTTTAGAGGGGCTTATTTCCCGAAAATTTATTCAGGGAATCGTAACTATCATCATGGAAGAGGTAAATGATAGGGAATTACGTCAAAGGCTGGGAACTAGGTTGCAAGACTTCTTACTAGAATTTGAGGATAGTAATGGCTAACATTGCTTCTAAAAACGAAAATGCTAAATTATCGTGGTCTGATGCCGTTAATGAGTTGGTTTCCGACTTAAAGAATGACACGACTATTGACGTTCCCCCCTCTTTTAAAGATTTTATACAAGATATTTGGAAATTAAGTTTCCCTCACCCTGAGTTATTCGATATTTGGCATGTGGGCTTTATTTGCGACGAATTGGATAGAGCTTTAGATGAGGGGCAGAACTTTGTTTGTGTTTTACCCCGTGGTCATTGGAAAAGCACCCTTTTAGGTCATGGATATACTATTTGGCAACTCATGAGAACTAAGGCAAATAGTAAAAGTTTGTTGTATGCCTCATATAACCACGATATGGTGAGATATCATGTAAGAACTATGAAAGATGAAATTCGGGCAAACCCCATTTTATCTAATGAGTGGTTTACGAGAGATTTAGCTAGAGGGGCAGATAACTCCATACGATATCAGACAGCAGATGGGGGGATTGTACGGGTAGAAATGGCTGGAGTAACTCAATTCAAACGAGGATTACATACTAATGCGGGAATGGTAGTTGACGATATTTTGAAGGACGCTAATTCTCCTATAGACCCCGGTGAACTCCCCAAAATTAAAGATTTATTTTTTAGAGCGTTGATGCCTATTCCGAATCCCGGAACTCCGACTGTTGTGGTGGGAACCCCAATGGCTCCAGGTGACCTGTTAGCGACTTTAATAGGCGACGATAAATTTAATAGTGTAGTGCTTCCAGCTTTTGATCCTGTTCCAGGAAGGCATGTCCTAGCCCCCGAAATTAGGGATAAAGAATGGCTAGAGGCGTATAAGAAAAGTAATCGTAGTTCATTTGCTTCGGAATATATGCTACAACCCCATTTTGGAACTGATGGGTATTTTACGGAAGAAGAAATTGAAAAATGTGAAGATGATTCCCTAAAAGTATATAGAAGGACGTTAGATCACGTTGAAGATTTGACAGAAGATTATGAATGGGTCGTAGCAGGGTATGATGTAGGCAAACGTCGCCACCCTGCCCATTTATCTATATTTGGTAAGCGTAAAACCGATGGTCATATTATTCAACTTTACCACGAATTTATCAGAGGTATGTCCTATCAGGCGCAGGTTGATATCTTGAACCAAGTAGCGACTAATTTTCAAATAGATAAAGGTTTTATAGATAACACCGACAGAGCATTAGAAGAAAGGGGCTTGCAAACTGATAATGAACAGGGATTAAGCGACCAAGAGAACACTGAACGAATAAGACATTTAAGAGGATTGAATAGAAAGTGGGATTTGATGCACTTTACTCGTAGAGCCAAAAATAATATGGCTACAAAATTTGAACATTATGTTGTTAGCGAAAAACTTCATTTAATACCTGATGCTGTGCAGAAAGAGCAAATTTTGGTGGTAAACCGAGACTTATACGCAGCAGAGACACCAAATGGTCACGGGGACTCATTTTGGAGTATAGGATTGGCGTGTTTGGCAGCAGATAAATTAGAAGGACCAGCATCTTATACAGGGGTAGGAGATGCCCAAGTTTTTAGTGGAAAATTCGCTGAAAAACAAGACCCAATATCCGATCATGTAGCGTATAATGAAGACATGCCTGAAGACGAAGAGCTGACTGCTGCGCTGGGCAATATTTACTCTAAATCCGTTGAAATGTACGGCGACGAATCCCTCTAGGAGACTATCTGTGACGACATCTATTGCCCAGTCCACCCAAACCGAAGAACTCCCCCATTATCACGACCACGACACACACACTCCCATTAAACTTTCCCCTAATTTTATAAATAAATATGCACAAAAAGAGTCTCCTTTAAGTCCTATGGGAACTTTTGTATTTTATAGAACTTATTCAAGATTTTCTAATAAATTGGGTCGAAGAGAAACTTGGGCTGAAGCCTGTAAAAGAGCCGTGGAATATAACGTAGGGTTGGCGTACAACCACATGGTTAAAATAGGATATACTCCTAATTTAGACGATTTGAATAAAGAGGCGGAATCTCTTTTCGATTCTATGTACAATACCAAGCAATTTGTTAGTGGAAGAACCCTATGGATTGGTGGCGGAGAAAATCATGTTGCGGACAAGTACCCTTTAGCCAATTATAATTGCTCATTTACAGCTATAGAGAAATGGGAAGATTTAGCGGACTTATTTTATCTACTATTAGTGGGTACAGGGGTAGGATTTAAATGCACCCCTGAAATGGCGGAACAATTGTCCCCCATTAGGGCTAATCTGGAAGTATTGCATGATGACTACGTTCCTGCCCCACCCGACAAGCGATTAGAGCATACTAAATGGATAGATTTAGAACAAGGCTATGCCAAGATTTATATTGGGGATTCTAAAGAAGGTTGGGTTGAGGCGTTAAGGCTCTTTTTAGAAATTTTAACCACTCATGAATACGAGCATATCAAAACAGTTAAATTTGATTATAATTCGGTTCGTCCTAGAGGGGAAAAACTAAAGACGTTTGGTGGAACCGCTTCAGGTCCCGAACCGCTGAGAGAAATGTTTGAAGGTTTTCACCAAGTTCTAACTAACCAAATTGACCCCTCTCTTGCTCCTCTACAAAGAGCATATCAGGGCTACTACAAAGCACGACCTATCCACATATTAGATATGGGTAATTTGATCGGAAATAATGTGGTAGTTGGGGGAGTTAGGAGAACCGCAGAGATATTCTTGATGGGTGAAGGCGATTACGAGTCATTATTGGCGAAATACGCCATAAATGGTCTTTGGACTGATGAACAGTTCAAAGCGCACAAGAAATTGGGTAAGCGTCTAGCTACCATAGGCGAAAAACCAGAGTGGTGGGATTCTATTAGGTTAGAAAATGGACAAAATTCTAGAGAGGGTTTAGATCATCGTAGAATGTCCAATAACTCTATTGTATTCTCAGAACAGCCGAATAGAAAATATTTGGATATGGTTTTTGATATGATGAGGTATGAGGGAGAACCGGGATTCTTTAATGAAGAAGAAGCATCTAGACGAAGACCTAATGCCGTGGGAACTAATCCTTGTGGCGAAATCTTACTGGATAGTCATGGGGTATGTAATCTCACTACCGTAAATATGGCTGCTTTTGTGCAAAATGGGGATTTAGATGTGCAGGGTTTGGTAGAAGCCCAAAAAAGGTCGGCTAGGGCAGGATTACGGATGACGTTGGTAGATTTAGAGTTACCTTCGTGGAATGATGTCCAACAGCGAGATAGATTGCTAGGAACGTCCCTAACTGGTGTCAAAGATGCGTTTTCTGCTGTATCATATAATAAGAGGAAACAAAACTCTATTTTGCAACTCTTAAGGGATACAGCTAATGAAGAAGCTGTAAGGTATGCCGCTGAATTACGGGTCAACTCGCCTTTATTGGTAACAACTGTGAAACCAGAGGGAACTCTTAGTTTAGTAGCGGGGGGAGTATCAGCAGGAATTCATATGTCGCATAGCCCGTACTATATACGGCGTATGCGTATTAGTTCAATAGATCCCTTGGTGCAAGTCATTAGAGACTTAGACTGGCCTATTTCACCGGAAGTTGGTACACCTGGCGACAATTTTGAAGAACAAATGAATAATGCTAGGACATTGGTGATCGACTTCCCCGTTAAAGCTACTGCTAAAGATACCAAAAATAACGTATCATTAGCAGATCAAATGGATACTTATTTCCAATTCCAGGAAAATTATACAGACCACAACACTTCTATAACTATGACTGTTAAAGAGAATGAGTGGGATTTGGCTAAAGAATTAGCTTGGAAAAATTGGGATAAATGGATGGGGGCATCCTTTTTATCTCACGATGGGGGAACTTATGAGTTAGCCCCATACGAGGAAATCACTGAAGAGGAGTATAATAATATTAGTGCCTCATTTAAAGACTTTGACCCATCCTTGTTATATAAATATGAAAAAGTCGAAGTAGAAACTGAACTTATAGACGAAGCATGTGAATCTGGAGTATGTCCGATTAGATAAGGAGGCTATTATGCCAGCAGGAGAGCAGTTGCGACAAAGAGTTTCTCAGTTCGCAGTAAAGTATGATGAAGCGGGTCACGTTTGGAGAGTTTTAGACACATGGGATAAATCTCTAGAGAACCTTCAAGCTGAAGATGAGATACCAGACGATCATAAGGCCATGGTGCTATTACCCATGGCAGCCATGATCGAGGTAGTCAGATCAGCGGAAGAATTAAATTTGCTTGAACATATGTTTGGGGGAGTTTCCGAAGAAGATGTAGCTGAGATTCAAGAAAAACTAACTGTTTCTGAGTCTACTATAAAAACTCTGAAAGAACAACTAGAATTAGCTAGAACAACAAATCCTGAATCTAGCGAACCTTTAATCGTGAAGGAACAATTATCAGATCAATCGCAAGTGACGCTAGCAGCTATAAATGCCCTCACACAAATAACAGGTCAAAGTCAGATCGACAAGGTGGTAAATGGCAGGACGACTAACGCTTAATGATTTTGCTCCCGAAGCGGGATCATTAGCCCAAAAGGAATATGAGCTTAGTAACCTCCTCAATACGATGGGGCAACAGGCTCTAATCAATAAAAGCGGAGAAACTTACAGAAACCCAACTTTTGGGGTAGACCAAGTAGTAAACGTTTGGGTTCAACAACAAGCTGCCTTTAGGCAGCATATGATTCAGGATATTCAGCAGATTTCGCAATCAGTTGAAGAAGTTAGATCTCCTGTAAACCATATTATCTCAGAAATTTTCCGTCGTGGTGTAACTTGGCGACCCGCTTTTGCGGTCAAGTGTACTAGTTGTTCCACGGAGTACAAAAATAAGCCAGAAGCTTGTACTACAGACGGTTGTGCTTACAAAGATAGTCCTGAGGCTTTAGTAGAACCTGATACCGATCAATATAAGCAACTCCAAGCCTTCACTAAAGACTGTAATGTATTCGATCAAAGTTTAGAAGATGTTTTACGAGAATTTTGGTGGGATGTCAACACAATTGACGACGGGTTTATTTATTTTGCCAAAGAATACAAAGATTATGGCGATAAAATCCGGTCTAAGGTTATTTCCGTAGAACGGCTGAATCCCGCTCTTATAGAATATGACTTAGATAAGTCCACAGGTGTCCCTAAGGCACTACATTACGTTTGCTATATCCATCGGGAAAGTACGGCTTCAGAAGTACCTCAGGGCTGTGATTCATGCGGCAAAGCATTGGTCCCCGCCATGTTTACGTACCGATATCGGGGTAAAGAAGTTTACCTTCT